GTAAGACCAGACAAAGCCTTGTCCAATGGCAAAAGACCACCAACAGCAAGTTTCTGGGCCGTGGCCATCAGATCAATCGAACCGGCTGCATTTGTCGCGCCAGAAGCAATCGCTTCATAGAAACCCTTGGCCGCTTCGGTTGGATTTGCGCCGAAAGTGCGCTGCATATCCAAGATGCGTTTTGCAAAGTCCACTTGGCCGACTTCTGAATCGTCCAGAACGGTCGTAATCCTTGCAACCTGAAGCTCGAGTTCGGCAGCAGAGCCTACCGTGAGAGCGAATGCACGCTGAACGACGTACAAAGACTGCTGAATGACACCAAAGGCCTGATTCAATGCTGTAATTGGCTTGAACATATTTTCAAGGACGCCCTTGAAAGAAGTCATCTGGTTTGTTGAATCTTTGATCGACTTGTTGGCTCTTTGAGTAGCTTGAGCCATCGCCGTTGCGAATCTTTCAGTACCCTTTTCAACAAGCTGCATGTCGTCCTTGAGCTTGATGAACTGGCCTTGAAGATTTCGGATTTGACCATTGGCATTCTTGACGCCAACGACCATGCCGGAAGCATCGAGTATGACGGAAACTACGGTATCAAGTTTCGTTGCCATCTCTTATTTTTTCCTTGTCGGTGTTTTTGGCGATGAAGACTCTTTCTTACCGTCGCCGAGAACCATTCTTGCCTTTGTTTGAAACTTGGCAAAATCAAGTTTGGTCAAAAACCATGATAACACATCAATGAACCATTCGGGTTGCTCTGACAACGACCCGTCATCCCACATTGCTCCGGTTTCTGACGCTACGTGAAGGATACGGAACAGATGCATCGTTTGTCCATCCCACGTAGCCTTGCCTGGGCAGAAACCATACAGCTCTCCACCTTTGGTCACATACATTGGCCAGATAGGACCATCCTTGTCCGTGAAATCCCATCTGTCTTCTTGGCAACGGCGGAGCTTTTGCAGCTTGCATGTTGAGCAATCAAAAGAGCGGCCTTCTTTTTGAAGTGCCGCCCCGTCAACGTATGAAAGATCGATGATTGCGCTTAGCTTTTTTTTAGCAAATTCACATCACCAAGGGTCTTTTGCTTTCCTTGAAGCGCAGTGAAGATTTCTGGAAGGATATCTGAGGCCGCAAGAGAGAGCATGATGTCATCCGAAACAAGTCCATCAGCGCCTTTTTTCATCTCGCTGACATCACCCGTAAGGATATCCTTGATTGCCACGCGAACCTGAGCAAACATCAGGCTGTAAATCGGCATTTCACCAGTCGATTGTGCCTTCATTGCGATTCCTGCCATCGAATCCTTGGCGGAAAGAACATCTTTTACCTTGGAACTTAAAGACAAAACAAAGCGTGTTGGTTGAACTTCTGGATTGAGGTCCAAAATCTGCTCATCAAGACTTTCAAGATACTTCGCATAATCTTCGTTTGAGCAACGAACAGCGTCATCCTTCGATGAGATGAATTTGAAAGACAAGTCTTGCGGGCTTGCAAACTTCAGGGCCATAAAATCTCCTTTCCTGGGGGATTCCGACCAATTTAGAGCAAAAAAAGAACCCCCGCAATGCAGGGGTTCCACCGTTCTTTGGAGATCTCTATGATCAGGCGTATTTTACCACGATCTCGTCAGCCGCGTCGAGTGCCTGCTGATAAGCCTTGCCTTCAAACGTGACAGGGATTGAACCATTTTCTGGAACCGAGATCGAAGGAACCTGGAAGATTGCCTTCGGAATGTCGATTTCCAGGTGGCGTCCGGCAGCGTCACCGAGTTTGAAGTTCAGGTCTTGAGCCTCGAACTGTTGAACAGCGTTGTAGAAGGCCACCGTGTCTTTGTTGAGGTTCAATTCAATCGAAACGTCAACTTCGAGGCGGCTTGCAGGAACGAAAATCGCTCCGTAAGCAGCATCAGTGCCCCAGCAGTAGTTCACAATCTCATGGCCGTTTGTCACGGTGATTGTTGCGCTACGAACGCAAGGCATTCCAGGAATGCTTGCCGAGGTGAATGTACCAACAAGGCCAGTTTGTGGGTTGTCGATGCCTTCTGCTCCGGTCATCACTGGCTCATAGTAGGACAGATAGATTGGAGTTCCAGAGCCATCAGCGTCAGCCAAAGCCGCGCCGTCGAGAGTGATAACGTCGCCCGTGACAGAGACGACCTTACGAGCAGAGCCGGAGGGTGTATCAGCCGAACGGGTTGTTCCGTCAGCCTCGACCAACATCACGAAAGAACCGACAGGGAATTGCTTTCCTTCGCCGGCCTGCAAGGTAACGGTTTGGCCTCCGTCGTTATCAACGGTCGATTTGCCAATGCCGACCAAGTAGCTTTCAACGCCCATTCCGGACCAGTTGAGCTGTGATTGTCCGTCGCCTGGCAGGGAAATCTCACACGCATCCACAAAAAGCCCCCGGGACATTTTGCACCATTTATCGCCCACTTCGAACATGGTGAAAGTAATCGAAGGATCTTCAGAAGAATCGTATTGAACTTCAGCAGGAATGCTTTCCTTGCCGAGCAGCGACTTCCAAAGGACGCGCAAGCCACCTTCAAGTTCAGCAACACCCTGAGCAGCAGCAGTGTCAATGTTGACCATCGTGGGCAACGACCACTCAAGGGCTTTCTTTTCCTTGATTGTGTTGTTGTTATGGCGACCGGAGCGGTGAGGAGACGAGTTGATGGGTTGACTGAAGTTGATTGAACCACCCGAAAGGGCAAAGAAGTAATCAGCAGCGGCAGGAACAACCATGGTTCCGCGTGTTCCCTCTTGCTTGATGAAGAAACGCTGATTCAAAGACGAGCTGTCACCTGTACTGGCATAAATTGAGGCATAATTCTTTGCCATTTTCTAATCCTTCCATGAACCTGAATATTCGCCACTCAATCCTTGAGATGGTTGTATAAAACGACTTTAACATACATCGACGTACTTTTTCCGGTACTGAACACTGAAAAGCAGGGTCGTCGTATAGAACGGCCTGACCAAGTTCAGATCGGGTGTATTCTGAAGGTACAATACATGAATCACACCCGGTATCCCAAGATTAGGGATGGCTCCAATGACCTGTTCAACTTCTTGGCGCTTGTCCAGAAGTGTTCTCATGTTCACGGTCGATGTTGAACTGCCCTTGAGGGCGATCTCCACGGCAATTTGCCAATCAACGAGGATTTCGCCTCTTTGGTGGGTGAAAGATTGTCCGTTGTCATAGATTTGGATGTAAGGAATTTCATGGTCATGGACCTCTGAGAATTCGAGTTTGATATTCTCACTCTCGACCTTTTTGACCCAGGCCAGTGTCTTGATCCGGTTCTCAATCGCGTCGAGAATTGTTGAGTCATTGGCGACTGGCATTATCAATTTCCTCGCGCAACATCTGGATTATGGTTTTCTCGTTTTCTTCAACCGCTGGACGGACGAAAGGTCTTTCCTTCAAGCGACCAGTTTTCTTGTCAAAGACACCCTTTGAGGGTCGACCAATTCTTCCAAGTCTTTCGTAATTCTTCAATATCATGCCGAGAATCTTGTTTGGACTTGTGCCCTTGAGATTCTTTGTTCCGTATTCATGGAAGCGGGCATAAAAAACACCATAAACACCTGCTTCAACTATCGTTTTGCCGCCAAGTGTTCTGATTTTATAGCTGATACTGTTTACGGTTTTACTTGAATCCTTGATGTCTTGACGGATGGCGTTGATTTTCATTTGTCCCGCAAGGAACATCCCGATGCGATGGCCTGCCTTGTCGAATGTTTCCCGTGAAACAAATGCATCAAGACGACGCTCAAGAAGCTCTATGCGTTTAAACTCAACTTGTGCCATCAGCTATTGCCCACCGAGGATGGGGTCAACGGCGCATCCAGGCGACGATGCGGTTCAAGAAGTTCGACAACTTCCGGCGGCATACCCTGAGAGAAGCTGATAGTCTCCTGATTCTTCCCTTTGCCCTTGACGCCGAGCCTTCTGTCAGCCCGCATTTGATACATCCATTCGACGAGCAGTAAGCAGGCGTGTTGCAGATCTGCCGGCAGGTTTGGACCCGCACCAGGAGATACAACACTCTTATATCCTGCATTGTATGTGACCTTGATATTGAGGTTTGCTCGCATGAAGCGTCCGTACCGAAGCACGACAACGCCCGCATCTTCAATATCGTATTGAGCAGGATCGTATGGAGTCAAAAAATCCCATGCGGGATCGTCATAAAGTGATGTCGGTTTTTCGGCAGGGTATTGTTTGAGCATGATTCTGTCTGAACTTCTGCCATCCTGACGTTCAGTATGTGCTTGATAAATCAACTTTCTATCAAGGTGACGCTCAATACGCTCGCTTGCCGTATTGATATAGAGTTCGAGTTTTGCATCTTGGCTGACATCTGCACTTGAAATGTCCAAGTGTACTTTTGCAGTAGCGACCGTGACCAAAGCATTAGAGTTCAGGGTCATCCTTCACCTCCGCCTTTGGAAGCTGACGATTTCTGCCTCTTGTTGGAAGAATCTTGGCTTCAGCTTGAACAACAACATCTTCGATTTTGATGAATTTGTTCAATGGCAAGGCGAGCAGTTTTGGAAGACTGACTTCAGAAACTTCCTTTATCTCATTGAGCTTGAATTTGGTTGCGCCTTGTTCAAGAAAGACAACGATATGATCATCTGGACCGCAATATTTAACTTTTGCCATGAGACACCTCAATAAGATATGACGATGCAAACTCCAGCAGCGCCACTTCCGCCCGCTCCAGAGCTGGTTCCTTTTGAAGCACCGCCTCCGCCACCGCCGCCGCCGTAAGATGAACCTGCAATGCCGTTGTCGCCCGCTCCAGTTGGCCTGCCGTAGCCTCCAGAGCCACCGGAACCACCGGGGCCGATTTGTGCTGTACTGCCAGAACCACCCGCTTGTGATGTTGTAACACAGCCTCCGCCCGCTCCGCCTGAACCGGGAGCATTGACGGTATCAGCAGCAGACTCACCAGCCGTGATTCTTCCACCCGCTCCACGAACACCGCCCTGTCTTGCAGAGCCGCCTTCGGAGAATTGCAGGGTGATACGTCCAGAAAGGAACTTTCCGGCCCCTGCGCCGCCTTTTCCGCCGAGAGCCTTGGCATATGCGCCAAAAGAAGAAAGATTGCCGTCAGAGCCGTCTTTGCCGTTATATCCGTTGGTCGAAACAGAAGCTCCACCAGCCCCGCCAGTCCCGACCGTGACCGAGACGGTTGAGGTCAGATCTGTCGCAATCAAGTCCTTGACGACAAGTTGGCCGCCAGAGCCTCCTGCGCCGCCGCATTGTGAGCCGGTTGTGCCATAAGAACCAGAACCGCCGCCTCCGCCACCGCCAATCAGAATGACTCGCACTTGCTTGCAGCCGCTTGGCTTTGTCCAAGTTCCATTGGCTGAGAATGTTTGAACGTCTGGATCGATTCCGCCACCGGAAGGCACAGCAATGAGACTGCGCTTTCCTGTTTCGTCATCGACTGCAATGAGTCGCTGAGTCATTGTTCAATCCTTTGATAAAAGGCGAGGCAGATTTCTCCACCTCGCCAGGTCAATCAGTATTCAAACTCATAGACCGGCTGGAAGGCAATCTCTGTTGCAGAGATAGCACGTCCAACGCAGTACACCGAGTTTCCTGACTCAAAGCCAGTCAGCACTTGAACCACTTCACCAGCGGTTTTGGAGACAAAGCACTTCTTGCCTGGAACAAGCCCAGAGAAGCCGCCGACAACGGTTCCTTCCTTGATAACAACCTTGCCAGAAGCGCCGGAAGCGATGCTTGCAGCAGCGATGACCAAGGCAGCGTCGCTCATATCCAAGTCAGCATCAGCGAGGTCGATGTTGCCATTGGGCTTGATATAGCAGATCTTGCCAGCAGAGATTGCAGCGTCGGCAGTCTTGCTGATGAGGTTGAGTTCAGAAACGACAACTTCCAGAGCGTCGATTTCGCCTTGAAGCGCCAACTCAGCAGCAGCCGCACGAACCTCTTCGGCATCCACTTCAGCTTGAACCGCTGCAACGGCTGCGGCTCTGTCCAAAAGCTCTTGAGCAAGGTCAGCTTCAACCGCATCAATCTCGCCTTGCAACGCTGTGTCGGCAGCCGCCCTGTCGAGAAGCTCTTGTGCCAGGTCACCGGCAACGGCGTCGATATTGCCTTGAAGAGTTGTATCAGCAGCAGCTCTATCTAGGAGTTCCTGAGCCAAATCAGCTTCAACAGCGTCCACTTCGCCTTGCAGTGCAAGTTCAGCAGCTTCAGCGCGTGATTGTTCAGCAGAAACAGCGGCAGCGCGGTCGAGGATTTCTTGGGCCAAGTCTGCCTCAACGGCATCAACTTCACCCTGAAGTGCGGCTTCAGCGGCCTCAGCACGACCTTTTTCGACCAACACAGCAGCGTCAGCATAGGCTTGAGCATCGAGCTGAGCCTTGGCAACCGAACCAGCGCCAGAGCCTTCGATAACATCTAGGCGTGTGTCGAGAGCGCCTTCAGCAGCAAGAGCGCGAGTCTCTTCAGCGGCGATGTCGCCTTCAAGTGCAGTGACGGCAGAAGCTCTTGCGAGTTCTTCAGCGTCAACTTCAGCCTGAACAGCAGCGATGGAGTTCGTGATTGTGACAGCGAAGTTTCCATCAGCACCGAGCGCGTCAGAAAGCTCTTTCAACGTGTCAAGGATTGCAGGAGCGCCGTTTACAAGGTCTGCAACCTTCTGGTCGGCATACGCTTGAGCAGAAGACAATGTGCTTGCATCGCCACTTGAGCGAGCAGATTGTTCAGCAGAGATTGCCGCATCAAGTTGTGCTTTCGAGACGGCATCTTGCGCATCAACTGCGTCAGCAATGTTCTTGACTGCCATCGACGAAACATCGAGCTGGCGACCTGTGAGCTTAATCTTACCGCGAACGCCTGTTCCGGTGGTTTCAGCGGTCGTGATGTTGATGTCACCGCCGTTGACGTTTGGTTGCAATCCGTAGCTATCGGATTCAACGAAAATCGAACGCCCTGTCGATGCGGCAGCATAAGCATTGCCCATCGAGATGACGTACAGGTCAGAGTCAGTTGACGAGAACACATACGAGAATGTGTACAGGTACTGCTTGCCCAGGTCACCGATGCTGCGCTCGTTGGACTTGTGTGGGACAGTGCTTGAAACGTAAACGACGTTTCCGCCATCAGAAGATGTCAGGTTCGACGCTTGTCTTGGAGCAGAGTCGTCATCAAGGTCGCAGTAAGCCGAAGGGCCATTGACCGACAAAGCGTTGAAGTTGAAGTTCTTGGCAAACACGGACACGCGACGGTTGAAGTCGTTTGTCGATGCCGTCAATGTTGCTGTTCCACCGCAATATCCACCAGAAGCGTTCAGGATTGTCGCCATTCCACCATTTGGATGCTGGTTGAGGACGATGTTTCCAAAGTGGATGTTGTTCACATGCAAGCCGACGTTGATGCCGCTGACCGTGAAGGAGGAATAGAACAAGCAAGAATGGAACTGCGCTTGAGCAATGGCGTTGTTGTGGCCATACAGCGTGACTGCGCTGTTGAAAGTGACTTGGTTGAAGTACAGCTTTCCAGCAGGCGACGTGACTGTTTGCCAGTTGAAATCGCAAGCACCAATCAGAACGACGTTTGTGAATCCAGAACGGCAATCGTTTGCTGCTGCCTGGTTGAAGTCAGAAGCCATTGTGAAGCTGCTTGCCGTGATTCGTACCGCATCTCTGACAGCACCAACGACGAACACGTTCGCTTTAAGAGCAACAGCTCCGGCTTCGGCATAGCTACCAGCGTGCATCAAAACGACGTAGCGTTTCGTTGGAGTCGCATCAGTGATGGATGCCAAAGCAGCGGTCAGGCTTGCAAATGGCTTGTGCTGACCACCGTTTCCGGTTGAGTCATTGCCGGATTTGGAAACCCAAACAACCTGCGCGTCTTTGAGGTCTTGCAAGGTTGTGATTGAGGTTTGGAGCGCAGTGTCTCCTGCTTGGCGGTCAAGAATCTCTTGAGCCAGGTCGGATTGCAGTTCGGAAATGTCTCCGCCAAGTCCACCAGAAGCAGAAAGGATTTCTGCGTCGGTGTATGCCTTTGCGTCAACCAATGTGGAAGCGTCACCAGCGGCGCGGTCAAGCAATTCTTGAGCAAGAGCGGCTTCCACTGCGTCAACTTCTGCCTGCACTGGAGCAACAGCGCCAGAAGCGGCTGAATCTGCATATCCTTTGGATGCAAGGTCAGAAGAATCAACCGGAGCGCCGACGTTGGTGATAACTGCTCCGCCGATGTCGAGCTTTCCGCCAACTTCTTTGATGTCAGCAAGCGAGCCGATGGCCAACTTGCCGAGCTTGAGTTCCATGGTCTGGGATTCGACACGCTTTTGCTTCGTGCCATCCCAGTGAATCAACTGAAAATTCTGCGTGGCCATGTCTATTCCTCCTCAAATTTTACAAGAATTGTTAGGGTCGCTTTTTTTTCATATTTCTCGCACAACTTCTCAAACTTCCTGTTTGCAGATTGGTAGATGGTATCATCAAACTCTTCAAAGAAGGTTGCCAATTTCTGGTCATCTTTTATTGAGTCGACGGGTATTCCTTCAATGAATATTTTGCGCTTGTCTTCACTCATTTCATGCCTCTGCAATGATTTGCGGATCGATAAACAATGACGTTGCCTCGCCTGTGTGTGCACCACTTGGCGGCTCTGCAAAGCCTATGCGGAAGATTGTTCCGGCTGTTGGAGCGACCAGTGAGATCTGACCGGGAACATCTCCAAGATATACCGGCTGACCTGCAACGGCTCCGAAGCCGACAAGGGCACCGGGAACTTCACCGAGCTTGTGGATCTTGCCATAGCCAAGGTTGGCAATCCCATCCTGAGTGATTCCTGCGAAATCAGCGATACCGATACCATCCGCATCGGCTGGAACAACAGAGTTGTCATCCACCCAGGCGACGGCCTTGAAGGGCATGATAAGAGCGCCGGATTTGTTGAAAACGACTTTTGTAAGACTCGACATTTCTTCCAACACCTCTTTGATGAATTCGTATCCACTCAACAATATATCGCAATCAGAAAAACCCGTTGATGTCAGGCGCTCTGCTTCGATTGTAACAAGCGATCCCTTTGACGCTATCCTGAAGGGAGTCAAAGACAAGTGATCGTTTGGACAGTGCAGAGAGGTTCTCAATACGGATATCAGGCGACCGTTGACTCTGACCATGAACTTGAAGTCACCAAAGGCGCTGACATTGATATTGGCTATTTTTAGAGCCTTTGAATAGCACTCATGGGCAATGATTGTCTTGCGCTCATGGTGAGTCAAGGTATCCGAGTGTTGAAGGTGAAAGTCTTCACCCTCACTTTCGGATGTGATGATTTTTCCGTTCCTTGAGCGAAGAAATCTGAAGCTGTCAGTTTCGTCATCGACGGTGATGAGCGGAATACCACGCTCTGAGCCTAGAAAACTTTGTTGGTCCCTGAACAGCGACGATTCGATATCGGACGCAAAGGCCGAAACCATCGTTGCCATAAGCCCAAATTTTACACTTCCGCCTTCAATGATAACTTCGCAAACAGGCTTAAAGTGCATCCTGGCAACGATAATTGTGTCTGAGTCCATGCTCGGGACTGTCTTTATCGTATGCCCTGCAAGCTCAGAACGCTCCGTGATCTCGTTTCCGGATGTTGTCTGGAAGTAGTTGACCTTTATTGACGCGCCAGAAGCCAGTTCCGTGACAAGCAATGAGCTGAGGATTGAGTTACCGCGCACCTGAAGCGGAATTCTGTACGTTCCAGGCGCACGAGTCTCAAGACCAAACAATGTAATTGACTGAAACTCGCCGAACTGAACGAGCGGCAAATTGATAATGCTCATCGCTTGCTCCAGACATAAAAAAAGGGAGGCGCTATGCCCCCCATCTTACCCGCTTGGGAGAACTCAAGCGAGGATGTCGATACCGACAACTACTGAACGCTCTGCCGAGGTTCCGCCACCCGCGAGAGCTTCACCGGCCTGCTTGTGACCGACGAATGCAGCGCGTTGGTACGAAACCAACTGCCAACGATCGTACTCTGCACGAGCATCAGGTTTGACCTGAACCTTGATTGGCGCTCTTTGGCCCATATAGAACCGCTTAGCGTTGACCAAGAGGAGGTAAGTACGGTTGGTTGTTGCGCCGTCGTAAACACCAGCGTCGTTGATGTCTTCGCGGATGAACTCGCTGACAACCACTGGAGAACCACGGTACATGCTCAGAGCGCCCTTGATCAAAGTGGCGTTTGCACCGAACTTGTCGAGTGTCGTCACTTCGTCGATGTTGAGCATCTGGCTGTATGCGCTCGAACCAGCGATGTACACCAATTCGTTCGGGTTCACGCCATACTTGCTCATCTTCTTGCGCATAGCGTCCAAGCCGAGCTTGGTCACGCCGCCGCCTGTGAAGTCGACAGTTGACGATGCTGCCAAGCCGAGCTTACGAAGACCCTTCCAAGCCTTGCGAGCATCAGCAGCCGACACAACGTCGCTGTCCATGTGAGCAACCGAGTCATCCCCTTCCAGGATTGCGCGTTCGATCGCCCGGGCCTGGGCCTCAATTACTTCGGCTCGTGCGAGGGCCAAGATGCCTGGGGTGCTATCAGCGTCCAGTTCTTCTGGCAGCAGGAAATATTCGCTGAACTTTTTAGCCGACATGACCAGCTTGTCTGTACCGAAATTCACGTCGGTAGCAGCAGCGCCTTCACCAACCAAACGAGCGGTTGTGACTTTGGTTTGAACAGGAAGTTCCCAAGTAGCCGAAGGCATGCTCAGAGACTTGAACAGTCCTTGAACCTTTTTGAGCAGTTCATATTCTTCGATGAAGTTTGCCGAGATGAGCGTGGGAACGAGTTCATCACCAGCGCCAACAACTGTCGAACCGAATGCCTTGAGGCGGCCTTTGAGGTCCACTTCACGAGCATAGTTGGAGTCGAACAGGTTCTTCACGCGGCCTGCAACGCCATCACGGTCGAGTTCAGCGCCGTGGAACATTTGAGCCAATGCGCGAGAAACGTCGAGGTCTTGTTTGAGAGCCAGAACGGCAGCCTTGGAGTTTTCGCTCACGTGAGCAAAACGCTGTTCAGCGACGTTTGTTTCCATCAGACGGCTCAGCGATGGAGCGCCAAATGCGGCCATCAAGCGAGATTCGTCAGATGTGCTTTTGGACTGTCCCAAAATGCCAATCGACTTAGCCTTTTCCAATTCAGCAATCTTAGAATCCAACTCAGACTTGATTTCTTCGAGCTTCTTATCCATGAAACATACCTTCCTTGAGGAATAGAACTAAGGTCTTGGCATCTTGCCTCGACTCAAAATAGCACAAATTGAAATTATTCTGCCAATGCCTTGAGGCGTTTTTGATACTCAGACACCATTGCGTCTATTTTTTGCTCCATTTCAGGCTTTGGCGCTGGCTGTGAACCAGCCAGGGCTTCCGTTACCTTGATGAGCATTTCCATCTTAGCATTAAGGCTGCCAAGCATTTCAAGCTGAGACTGCATAATCATCAGCATTGGGTTCTCGTTGACCAATTCCTTGACGCCGCCTTCGCTGTCGCATCCTTCACAAACGGACTTCTGCTCCTGCTTGCACATATCGTAAGCTATCGCAGCCGCCTGATCTTGAGCGTACCCTTCTTTAATGAGTTTTGGGATCTTCTTGGAGACACACTCTTGGACTGCTGGGTCTTCAGCTTTTTGTTCTGGTTCTGGCTTTGACTTGGACTCAGCTTCAACGTCCTTGCCGTTAAGAACTTCAAGTTCCTGCGCGTCGCACCCAAGAACATCAACGCAAGCCGAAAGGACAGATTCCGATACCGGCGTAACATTGCCCGCCAGAACTTCGCTCAGCTCAGCGTCAGACAAGCCTGCCTTCTCCATGAGGCTTTCCATGAGTTCGACTTTCTCTGCGCCCATGTCTTCGACCAGCTTATCCATGTGACCTTGAATGTACTGAGCGACCATTGCGCCCTTTGCCTTCAACACGTCCATACGGAAATCCTTCAATGACTTATAGTTTGACAAAGAGAACGTGGAATCCGGCTGCGCAGGAATACTGACAATCGACAATTCTTGAAGTTCCCAATCCTTGATGAGCTTACCACCAGTTTCCGGATCAGTCTCAACCGTCTCATCTGCAAATCTGACAGAAAACGTGCAAAGCGTCCCGTCCTTCACAAGTTCACGGATATAAGACACCTTCTCATGATCGACCCCTGACACTGCCGCTTTGACATAAAGACCGTCTTCCTTTGGAACGACCTCAACAACGCGACCGATGGGATAATTCATGTCATGGTTGAAAAGCAGGATAGGGTTTTTCTTATACCTGTCGAGCTTCACCGACATCGGGTCCATGCGCTCATTATAGGCATCCTTTGCGAAATAGTTCGCATACCCCTCAATCACAACGTCGTTTTCGTTTGGCTTTGCGCCAAGAGCCTTGAAGCGATAGTTCATTATTTCTTCTCCACAAGTTCAAGGAGCTGTTGTCTTGTTGCTTCCGCATCCTGCGGGAAAATAGGTATCATCGTGCAACGGCAGTTGTGACTCACTATTCCTTCTGCTAGGTAAACTCCAGATTTTGTCTGGAGATTATAGACATGACAATTAAGTACAACGACACTGACGTTAATAACTGGATCGATTGTTACATCAACCAATCCATGAGCATGAAACAAATCTCTGACTCTTTCGGTGTCGCAAGAACCGCCATCCATCATCACTTTAGCAAACGCGGAATCAAAATCAGAAACTCCAGAGAAGCCGAGCTTCTCAAGTGGAGCAGAATGACTCCTGAGCAAAGAAGGAATCAAGTTGCTGCCTGTCATGCTGCTACCACCGGAAAGCCCGCTTCCAGGCATCGGCTCGCCTTGGCTGCACAAACCAAGCGCACCACTCATAGCAACATCGGTGTCGGCGAGGCTCTTGTTTACGGATACTTGCTCAAGGTCGGATTCGACGCTCACATGCAATTCCCCGTTGAGGCATACAATATCGATATCGCTTGCAGCTCCGTCGCCGTGGAAATCTCCAATACAACCGTTCACGCTCATAATTGTTCTAGGTTGAGAAAAAGAGTCGAATACCTGATGGAATGCGGTTGGCATTACCTTCATGTCGTTATTGCTAAAAGCCCCATCACTGATGACTGCCTTCAACAGATTGCTTCCTTTTGTGATTTTTCCAGCAGGAATCCATCCATCTGTCGTCAATATCGGGTGATTAGGGGTAACGGTGATCTCAGAGCCGCTGGCTGCTTTAATAACGACAGCTTCTCCTTGATAAAATCTCCGATAGACCTTCTCGGCGTTTATTGCTGAGACTTTTGTTTCACCAATAAAACAATTCACACACTCTTGTGCAGAGCCACGCGGATCACGTGGATAGCTCAAGCCGTTGCTGAAATCCTCGTCATGGTTCTTTGTCTCACCGTGAAGAACAACATGGTTTGCCGAGTCGGTTGGCTTTGTCCCACGCACGTCTTCATCCGCCATCGTAGCCCAAATCTTTTTAAGATCAGGAATGGCCTTTGCCACTGTACGCATCATTGACGCCTGACCCATTGAAATCGCCGTCAGTGTCTCGGTGCGGGCAATCCGCCGCGCTCTCTCTGCCGCTCTGTCCGTGAAGTAACCTTGGATGCCCTCAATCACCTGTGGGATTGATTGGCCTTCTTTCAGCCCATCTAAGACCACTTGCATGACTTGCTTGGTGGTTGTCTCATTGATTGAATCAAACGAAGCCTTGCCCCTGTCTCGCAGCAATTTGAGCCTATCACCTTCGTCTATCATAATCGCTACCAAAATAGTCTCTCTCGATGGACCGTCCATGACCGTTCCGGCTTGCATCCGATACCCTTCCTCAACGGTTGGGCCGAGGATCTTGTTGTATCGCTCAAGGTATTCTTTTTCGAGGCGTGCAAGCTCCTCCTCGATCATCTGCTTGAACCGCTCATCGTCATCGCTCTTTGCGCGATAGACCTCGTTGGCAGATCTGATGGCAATTTTTGCAGCCTCAGTGAAAAGGTCGAGTGACCAAAGGACCATCTCAGGCTCAGGCTTTTTGGAAGCCTCTTCCATGCCGTCTGAAAGTGCCTTCACGCTTGCTTCGTTGTCATCAAGTTCATCTATGCGGTCCATCCGTGAAACAAGGCGCTCGGCCCAATCACGTCCTTCATCGCCACCCCAAAGAAGATGGGCAATGTATCCGTTCGATGGCGGGTCTTTCTGCTCAAGATTATCATGTTGATGGCGGGCAAAGAACGAGCGCATCCTGCGTACCGTATCAGGCGACAGGTTCTCCCTGTTCTTGAGCTGCACCGCGCGGGCCACACCCACCGACGTGCCACCGCGACCAAACTCTTCCCTGAGCTTCAGGCCACGCTCAGCGTTCTGAGCCATCGCCTGAGTGGGTGTGAAGTCGATCATATCGTACGCACCGCGCATCTGGGGTGCTTCAGGTTCGGGAAGGCTCTTGGCTTCCGTGACAGCAGGGGAGATGTTTGGTGTTTCAGGCTGTGTCTGGAGAACTTCGGGGTTGACTTGGATGGCCTGAAGCACTGGTGGTTTCGATCCGGGGATGGCATCGCCGCCCTTCACCGGAGGGAGCTGCCACAAAGCCGCTCTCACTTCGTTGAGTGTGTGGACCTGAAGCATCTGGATGGACAACGCTGCCTTGGCATCGAGGTTCTCTTGAAGCGCCATAACGCCCGAATAGTCGAAGCGCAGCTCCTCATTCGTACCTAAAAGTTTCATTTCTCGGAAATACTTGGACATCGAAGATGCAATGGCATCGCCGGTCGGCCTGACCGCTGACTCCCAGAAATATCTGAGCGCCATCTTGGCCTCTTCCGAACCGAGCGAGCCTGCGGATTGCAAACCAACAACATGCTTTGGGATATGAAGCACGTTGAGGATCGTCTCTCGGTTGAGATTGATCAGATCCACAAGCTGTTGGTCTGCAATCTTGTTGTCAGCCGACGTAGCGCTCACGCCTTTAGGGAGTAGCATGGTGCGACGTTGGTTGCGCCTGCCTGTATAAGCCTGTTCCATCGACTTGAGCAAGCGTTGGGCACTCATTTCATTCGCTTCACGGTCAAGCGAGAGGATGAACTGTGGGGTCGCGCCCTTGAGATAGAAAGCATTGAGATAGTCTTGACTGTAACGGTTGAACAGCAGCGATTTCCTGCCTGGCACAAACGGCGAAAGACCATAAAACACCGACGCGGGGTTTGGCCTCTTGATGTGGCATATTTCTGTAATCTTATACGAAATCGGTTTGATGGCCTCAGAGATTGTTTCATCAATCCCTGAAGTCACGAGATAGTTCTTCGGCAGGCCGTTCTCGAAATGATACGACACCCGCTCAAAGCCAACAGGGATCATGGTGCTTGATTTTGGCGCATAGAAGAAAAACGCATTCCCGCCCAAGATATAATCCGAGATGATCGAGTAAAGAAACTGCGATTCATCTTGGTATTCATTCGGATTCTGTAACATTTGGTTCAGCTTGTGGCGCTCTGAAACAGGTTTCCACGCATCGGTGTTATTCTCCGTGTCTTCACGGGCGAACACACGCAACGGGACTGTGGAAAGCGGCTGCGCGTAAGCATCCACCGTGATGTAAACCCAGTCCTCGCCAAAGAACAAACTCTTGAGCGTGCGGGCATCCATCATCGCCTTGGTTTCGGCTGACCATGAACCGAAATCACTTTCGTCCCAATCAGTCGGCTCAACGCTTTTCAGTGGGCTTATCTTCGCTCGCTTTCCTGACAATTGTGGCGCTTTCAACTTTTTCTTCACCATTGTTGACCTCGACAACTCCAAGTCTTTCTATCTTCATATCCTTTGGCGCATCGAGAACAAGACGCGCACCACGGGTCGCCGAAACCAGCAACACATGGCTCCCTATCTTCACCGCCTCGCCTTTTTTCAATTCAACAACCAACGCCATTGTCGCATCCTATCACAAGAGCTGCATTGTCTGAACTGCGCCTATCTCACTTCTCAATTCATGCAGATAGGCAAGCGCCATGCTCATCGCATCAACACGGTCATCGTTCGGTGCGCGTGGGAAGTTACACACCTCCGCAAGCCAATCTTTCACCCATGTGGCCTGGTCCATCGGCGGCAGATAAACGTCACCCGCCCTGATAAGCGGGCTGACCCTCTCAAGCCGCTGTATCTTGTCACCCCGCGGGTCATAAAGCACCAAGCCTGGCACCTCACCCTCAAGGTCGCTCTCTATCGCAGGGCCATTGGCTTTGTTCTCAACCAACACCGCTGTCGCCTGAGGCCACCTTCCACACATCTCACGTATTGCATCACGACTTTCCGTATAACTCCACCGCCCGCGCATCTCGTCAAGAAGATAACGCTTCGAACCGCGGGCACCCCAAACCTGACCAACCACAAAGCTCGACCCTGCCGTCTGTGACCGTGAGAACCTCAAGTCCCAACTTTGGATGATCATGTCCATCTCAGGGGCAACGTCAAACTCCCTGAACCAACGGGCCTTGAGAATTTCACCACCCGCTGAGGCGGGGCGCTGCTGATACAAGCTGTCCCACCACCTGTTGGGCAAAGCGCGTTTCATCTTAAGCAACGCCTCAACGTCAAACCTCTGCGGGTGCAACGCTTCGCCCATCTTGCGAAACTCCTCATCCTCCTCCGCTATCGCAGGGAAGTTGAGTATCTCCCAAGTATCTCCCGATTTGTTCTCGCTCTCTGCTATCAACCGTCCGGTGATATCGTCCTTGTGCCAACGGGTGTTCACGATGATTATCCCACCACCGGGCGTCAGACGTGTTCTTGCCACCGAGTTGAACCAGTGCCACATATCATCCCGCACCTTCGGGCTGTCTGCCTCGGCTTGGTCCTTGATAAGGTCATCGCAAATAAGAATATGCGCACCACTGCCCGTGAGAGAACCACCACGCCCCACCGCCTTGTACGTCGTCGGTGTCGAGTAATTCTTCCCAAAGAATACTTTCCACTCCTTCACGGAGAAGTGGTTCGGGTCCACACGGGCGAGCGGCCAAAGTGTCTGCACATACTGCTCGCTCATCAACGACCGCGCTCTGCGTGAGAGCCTCTCTGAAAGCGAACTGCCGTAAGTCGAGACAATGACCTCCCATGAAGGATTGTTCAATAAGCACCAAAGCGGAAAGCGCACGCTTATCGACTCGCTCTTGAGATGGCGCGGGGGCATACACACAATCAGCCGTGGGCTTTTCTTGTTGCGCACGTCTTCCATGAACTGAGCAAGGCGCTTGCAAAGGTGCTGATACAACCACCCGTCCACAAAGTTCGGCACCGTTGAGGCCACGAACCTGTGGAAATCCCGTCTTCTCAATTCAAGCTGGATCTCTATGATTTGCTCTTGGGTTAGCTCCATGAAGGCAAGTCACCTCGCCTGCTGCAAGGCTTTTTGAAGCTCGTCGTCTGACATCTTGGTCACGTCTATCGTTGGCTTGTCGATATCCGATTCGTTCCTGACCCGTGTCGTCTTCTCTATCGCTGCGCGCTTGCTGATATCGACCGATTTCACCTCGGCCCACTTCTCAGGATACTTGCGCTCCAAAAGCCAGGCCGCCGCTTTCCAGTTGTCGCGTGCATGGCCCATGATCTTGTCAATCAGGTACATCGAGAACCTGATCTCTGCCTCATTGATCTGCCTAAAGAAGTCCGGGTTCTTCTCCGCGTACCTGCGGATATCTATTGGGTTGACGCTCACATAGATGCACGCCTGCTCGAAGGTGAGGCCCCGTGAAAGAGCATCGCCCATCTTCTCTGCTATCTGGGCCGCTGTCTTGTCCGTGACCTTATCAACATAGCGGTGAACATCACCCTCGCCCCGCTCAAAGAGCTTCCTGAGCTTTATCTCGACTGCTTCAGTGGGGAGCGCCCGTGAATCAAGAGATGCCATGTGTTCGGCGAAGTCTGGATATGAGCCTCTCAGCTCAATGTACTTGTCTCTGTCTGTTCCCAGGGACGTGAGGATATCACCTATCGTCTCTCCAACGGCATAGCGTTCCGCTATCTTCTCCATGAGAAACTTATCGCTGTACGAGGTGTCCTTGCCTCTGATCGTTCCGAATTGTCTCGCCATCCTTGAACATCCTGTTCTTGTGATTTGAGGTCAGGATAACGCGGAAAGAAGGGTTTTGAAAGGGATCGGGAGAAGTGGAAAAATTGGTGGGGTTTGCGGAGGGGGCTTTTCCCTCCCCTCCCCAACAATTTCAGTAACTTACCACCCCCCTGGTATCATTGGACTTTTTTCTCCAGGGATATCAATGGGTTAGTACGAAGTGTCTGTTATTGTTAAAAAATATATTTAGTCTATTGATTTCGGTAGGTTGTCGTGATAGTGTTGATTTTATTGAGGAAAACAAAAAGTCTAGTGATTTCGGGTGGTTAAAGGGTATTTGATATAACGAAATGTTATCCCTCCCACCCTCAACTATAAATTTTATTTATATCTCAACCGATAGCACACTCCCGATCACAATCACAAACCGACACAAAACAAAACACCCGAGAGTCAATAGACTGTCGGGTGGAATGGGAGATGCTTCGGGAGCGTTCAGAGCTTCGGAGCTTTGAACACCAAGAGGAACCGAACATCCTGACTCTCAGGACAATAAAACCGCCCAATGGCACTCTGTCGCTTAAACTCAGCCATGGGAGCGAGACTAGCTAGAGCGAGCGTGAAGGTATCGAACACACGCCGGATAACGACGGGCTTGGGTAGATCTTTGACCTGAACTATCCAACGACACTCGCCGAGAGTGTTTGACTGGAAGGTGAATGTTCTGAGGGTCATATCATGCACCTCTTCTCAGATACGCCGATCGTTTGTATTGCTTTGCCGCTTGGCGTTGAATTGATCGGAGCTGTGATCTTTGCTTGGTGTTACACAATTTGTAGAAATCGTTTGATCTTGGCGAGCGTTTCTCGAAACCGAAATCATACACAAGGTCCAAGAAATCGGGGCCGTTTGCTATCATGCGCGGATCGTCACGGAGCATGAGTATTTCGGTTTCCGTGAGCATATCATCGGAATTGACCGGATCATAATATCGTGACCACGTATCGGAGATTGTGTCACGGTCAAACAAACTGGAGTGAGAGAACACCGGAGATTGTGCTAGGGCTGGTGCAGGGATTGGCCGGAGCGAAAATGTTTCGCAGGTGTTCTGTCCGACCGGAACGGAAATTTCTGAGAATGGGTTAGTCGAGAAATTCCCTCGGGCATCGGTATGGAGCGATCCGGAATTCTGACGGATGATATAATATCGGTCGAGTTTCGTGTCGACTATCATGATATTTGCCCATGTTTCGCCAAGGGTGTTGAGCATGGCCTGAATGTTTGCCGGTGGCGTATATTTCAAAAGATCGCACAAGAGCATGGAGTCAACCGGATGTTGCTTTGCTCCGGAAGATGACAGAACACCGTTGTGGAACACAATATAATCACCTTGAATGAACGCATGGGTTGCCGTGATACCACGCGCCCATGTTGTCGCGTTCCGAGTGTGAACCCATACACGTTTGAACGGTTTGAAACTCAGTGAGTGTATGAGTGACTCCGGATCGTGTGTTTTGATGATTTGATACTCCGTTCCGTCAAACGTCACTGCCGATAGGCCATGGGGATTGAATTGGGCATCGGAACGTATCTGACAAAACAGTGACTCGTCGATTGTGTCGGTTGTTATGATTGTACACATGGCTGTTTCTCCCATTGAATGAAATTAAGCGGCGTCGGCCTGATCTTGTGTTGTCAGAGCGGAAAGGGCTTGATCAAATGTTAGTGAGTTTCTTGCAGCATGGAGCGCGATAGCATCGAAACGCATGCCCATGGGGAGCATGAGTGTCTCGGTATTGTTGATAGCGGCGTGATATGCGTCGGAGGCGATAGCCAAGCAAGCAAGGGCATCGGAAATGTTGTCGATATTGCCGAAACACCGGAACTCCCATGTATTGGAACGCATGGCAACAAAACGGTATTTTTGCGTGTCGAGGGTGAAATTGAAATACTGGGAGAGTGAGTCGGAGCGCCAACGCTGACGCACGCTCTCCGGAACCCTTGGGTCGTTCAAAACGAAACGCATGAGAAACGATTGAAAATTGACGGAGTATTTCGGAGTGACTCCGTGAATAGATGCGTGGATATGAAACGAGCATCCGGAATTGACGGAGAAACCGACGCGATCCAAGTCGGTAAATAGGGAAATGGCGCGTTCAGTGATTTCGGTCCACGTTTGAGGGCCTCGTGTTGTGATTTCTGGACCACGCACCGATCCGTCTGGTTTCCAATCGAGTGCGAGAGTTTCATCGGAGAAATTGAGTGATTTCAGGTAGTCCATCATGTCGATAGTTTCTTGTTCTTGATATTCTTCTGTCCGAGTTTCCGCTCTTGGGGCAGCGGAGAGTGACGGGACAATGAAATGATCGGCGGCCAAGTATTGTCCGATCAAACGTGTGAGCTTGATCTTTGTTTGAGTGTTTTGTGTTTGCGCAAGAACAAATTTGAGAACACCAAGCAAACCGTTGTGGGCATTCTCACATTGGCGGAAATAGAAACCGGCCCGTCCGCGTCGTGTGTATGTAAGCACGAAATGGGACAACGGTTTGAAAGTGTCGTCTTGGCATGGAATCTGAATTGGCGGATCTTGTGTCAAAAGATGTTCCGACAAGATCAGTTTGTGAATCTTTTTGAGTGTTTTGTCTTTTGTGTTTGAAATCGAATATTGCACGCCATCGTGTACATCGGAGGCATATACGTTGGCCGATTGTGCGAGAATTGTTCTTGTCTTGGTGACGGAGCGAAATTGTGTATTGAGGGAATGATAATTGAGTGAATTGACGGAGTGAGTTTCAAGCTCGAAACCCAAGCGAACATGAGAATTCCGGAATTCTTCTTTTGATGCGGAACGCGCAGAAATCAAACTAGGATTGGTTGTCATGGCAGTATCTCCCAAAAGCGATCCTCGGAATTGAGGATCGATCCTGTATCGGCAGAAAATTGTATTTACATGAGCGGTTTTTAATGCTTTTTTGAGTTTCTCTCGTGTTCTTCACGGGTTGATTTCGTTGGTGTTTTCGGTTTTTGAGCGGAAAGACGGAAAATTGAATAATTTTAGGATGATTAGGCCATGTGGTTGAAATTCCTGGACAAAGTTAACACGTTGAAATGTATGTAGAAAGTTAACATCCTGAGAATACTGAGAAAATGCAAGCTGTTGAAAATAAAGCGGAAAGTTAACATCCTGAAAAGTATAGAGAAAGTTAACATCCTGAAAAGATTGGTAAATAAAAAGTTCAATCATTTCAGCGGTTGGTGGTCTTGGGGGTACAAGGGGGTGGCGGGTGCAAAATGTCACAGAGGTTGAGGCAAAATTACAGATCCAGGTGAACGGGCTGAGGATGGACACCCGGAAGTTGAAGGACAGGATTGAAATCCTGGAGGCCCAGGTGCGGAGACTGGTGGACAGTCTGGAGCGGGAGCGGAGGGAGAACAGGCGGCTCTCGGAAGTTTTGCTGTTGAACGGTATCCGTGAAGACTAGGGGGGGTGGGGGTCGAAACCGTCAGAGAGGTTGTGGGAAACGGAGGACGTAGCCGCGATTGTCTCCAAGCGAGCCTTCCCTACGGATATAGCCTTGGGCCTCGAGCAGGCGGAGGTGCTTGTTGATGACGGCAAGCGAGAGCGGGACGATGGCTTGGATCTGCCTTGCGGTGACTCTGGCCCCAGAAAGGCCGGAAATGGCCTTTAGAACGCGTTGGTTGTTCTCAAGGTAGTCTGACCTAGGATTTTTGTTAAGCGAGCCTAGCGGCCTCATTCAGCGTCTTCCTGATTGTCTGGGTGGCTGGAGTGTTTATCCCCCGGTTCAAGGCCGATTGTAACCCGATGTGGGCTGTACCTTGAAGTCGTGGGGCCAATGAGGTCATTGACCTCCCAAAGAAGGCGCACAAACGCCTCCATCGTTTCCTTGGTAGGATTGATAGAGGCAGTGTCGCGCGTCTCAACCACGCGCCTCCGAGGGCCATCAGAGTCAGTTTCGTCCGTGAGCAGCCAACCATTATCGACGCATTCAATTTTAATCATTTGTAAACCCCAGGCAGCTTTGCGACATTCCGACTCAACCATTCGATGAATGATTCTCCCTGTGGAATACGGCCACCGTGATACCAGAGAGCAAGATCGGTAAGATAACAAACAAACGACATGGGATTGTTTACGATTTGGTCTTTTGATCCAGAAACATATTTACTGCCTTTGTTATTCTTGACTGTAACAGTCACAAGGCCGCTTTGTTCGTCTGATGATATGTCGATGTCTTTTGCTTTCACCTGATGATCCAGCAATATGTTTCTCAGTGCGCCAAGATACAAGATTGTCATTGTTTCATCCTTCAGTGTTCATGAGATCGCATCCTGATTCATTTGTTGTCCTTTCGACTCGACGTTCTGCTATCTTTTTTGTTCTAACTTCATCAATCAAAACATAACCTATAATCAGCGGGCCAATGACCGCGATTGCTATTGTGATAATCGTATAAACATTCATGGGATCACATCCACTTTGAGGCCCATGGGCTCTGAGTCTTCATGCCACATCTTGATAAGGATGTTGCACGCAGCAGCCAAGGCTACGTTCATCGAATTGTATTCCTGCTGACAGACGATTGTGTATTCCTCTTCATCCTCGTTTATCTGAAGGACGAATCCATTGCGAACTTTCTCAATGCTGATCATATTTCTCGTCCTTTGGTTCGTCTTGTGGAATGTCTTTCACTCGATACCACGTATCATCAGCAAAAAACCAAACCGTGCCGTCATCGCAAAGGGCGTTCAGCACTTGCTGGTTCCACATTGTTGTCACAGTAAGTTGGATGATCTTACGTTTCATTCTCTTATCTCCAGACTTCCGCGCACACCCTTCTTGCCGATGTGTTCCAAGGCATCGTCGATTGTTTGTTGGGTAAATTCTGACGGAACTTCATCTTCCCACTCATAAACAATTTTTCTATTCGGTTCAGAGCAGGCCGTTGGTGCATATTTGATACGCTTTGGAGGCAACATCCCCTTCCCTTCAAGAAAGTCGATGATTGGTTCAGCGTGAACTCCGATAAAAACATGGTTAAACTTTTCCATAAGGGCTTTAACCATTTCACTTTTTTTCATTTTATGTCCACCTCATAGCTGGTCAATTCAAAACGCAATCCAACAGTAGCGCCCATGCGATATGCAAACAGCCCACCAGAGCCGGTGACTTCATATTTGTTCTTCATTAAGTCGTTCAGCAGCTCCCGCGCCATACGTCTCAAGTCACCGATCGTGGGCGTACCGTCGAAACCGGCCCATTTCCAATCAAGCGCCTTCATGGTGCGGTGAACAATTTCAAAATCAAATTCATCCATGATTTCTTCGATGTCATTCATGCTGATCATCGTTGTAAACATCGTCCCATTTTGCAGCGAGGAACTTTACGATATCCCTTGGTTTCTCTTTCTGCCTATCCGCCGCTCCATCGAGATGCCAGACATACATGCGGCCATCCATGAATCCTTCGGCAAAGTCCTGATTTTGGTAAATCTTGACAATCTTTACGAATTTTCCGTTTCTTGTTTCATAATAACCAAGAATATCAATCATAAAATTTCCCTAACATTGAAGTTTGGTTTAGAACATCCGATATAGGATCAAAGAGGACAAAGCAATGGATATTTTCAAGGGCGAAAAGAGTGATGAATGGGGGACGCCACCGGAACTTTTAATTGAACTTGGCCTGGGCGTTCGGGACGCGCTTGACGTGTGTGCATCGCCCGTGAACAAGAAGTTTGCCGAGTATTGGACGAAGGACGATGACTGTCTTGGCAAGGAGTGGCCAAAGAACAAAATCTGTTGGATGAACCCGCCATTCTCCAAAGCCACCTCGTTCTTTCATAAGGCCGTCGAGGAGGCCCAAAAGGGCACAAAGGTGCTCGCAATTTACAAGACAACCAACTTGGAAACATTGCTCTGGCAGAACGTGATTCTGCCGCATTGCGATGGTGTTTTGTTCCTCAAGGGAAGGACGGAATACGTCCGTGAACAGAGTGCGGGGAAAGGTGTTCCGTTTGGTAGTGCGCTTATCTTTTTCAACATCAGGAAGGATATCCCGACGAGAAAAGAGAGTATCGGATATTGGATCAACACACATGGAGGTGAGTGGTGAGCGAAGAGATTGTAAAGCGTAGGGGAAGGCCGAAGGGAAGTCTGAACAAGAATGGCGCAGTGAAAGTAAGAATGTTCAAACCACCGAAGAGAGATATGATTCGTGGCAGACAAAAGTCGCTTATTTACAACGCGAACAATTATCCAGACAAAGAGCAATGGGAAGAGTATGCAGAAATCCTTTCAAGGCGACTGTGTATGCCAATCACTGCGGGATACTCAAAACCGCTTGGAAGATGGCTCGAGCTTGAGCTTGTGAAGGGCATCGTCAATCGCGTGTATTGCGATCACATGACCGAGGACAACGTGTTTCCCATCCGGCACATGGTCGAACGCTTCAGACACAATTACCTCACCTATCTTTACGATCTTGCAAGAGAGCGGTTCTTTGGAATGCTCTGGAAGAATGGCCTTGTCATCAGAGAGTTGGTAGACGACGAAGTGATGAAAAAGTTCAGAGAGGGCCGGAAGATGGCAGCGCGAACAAGAAAGAACGAACACACGCCAGAAGATGGAATGAACGATCAGCGTGAGTATGAGATCGCAAAAAACAGACGCAACCATGAATCGATGAAAAGGCGTTCTGCGAATCTCAGAAAGAAGATGGAAGAACTGGGCATTGATAACCCGTGGGAGGATTGAATGAAGACAATTGAAGAAATAGCGAAGAAAGAAAACAAAAGTCCTCGCTGGGTCAGAATGCAAGCCGCGCAAGGGAAGTTCAAGTGCATCAAGGTCGCGGGTACTTGGATCATCCTTGAGAAGCACGAGATGCTTGTGGACTTGCGCAAACTACCCAAAGAGTTACGACTCGCACTGCTCGGAGCTGAGGTGGAAAGCGATGTGTTCCTGCAAGAGGGGATCGCTTCCTAGCTGCCACGCATGGTGCAAGGTGTAAGCGACAGCAAATGCATCCCACTCGTCTTCATTGCGCGGGAGTGCGCTTATTCTATGGTGTATTCTCTTGAACTCCCGCTGAAAGTCCTGCTTCTTTGGAATGTGTTTGCCAATGCAGAACTTGCGAATCGTGCTGACCGGCAATGAACAGCAGAGAATCTTTTGAAAGAACAGGCCGACCTTGAGAGCTCCTTGGAGTTCAGCGAGCGGGGTTGTAGCCTGCGATGACATCGAGAAGGCATAGTTCTCAATCGCGGCAATCTGAACTTCATGTTTTTTGATGATAGCGAGGATGTCCCGAACAAGCAGGGCGAGACGCTGGTTCTTCTCCACATCCGATGGCTTTGTTCCGAGCTTGTGTCCACGCAACGTATAGAAGAACGTGCCTTCGTTTGAAATGATACACAAACCAGTCGCGCTCAACGAGGCGTCAATTCCCGCTATTGTAAGCATCCGAAAGCTCCATCTCGAATATATCTATCTGCAAGATATCATGCTTTGACTGCGTGACACGAGCATTGAACTTAATAACCTGACCATCGTCGTAGCAGTAAGACTCAGACAATTCCTGCAACATGTTTATCAATTTGAAAGTCGAAATAGGAACTGTCGACTCAAGTCTTGCCGATACATAGATGTATGACTTGAACTTTTCGCCAAGTTTTTCACGCATGTGATCCCAAATCTGAGTGATAGCATAACTATAGCAAATGGGTGATTCGAGTTCGATATTGAGAGAGAGGTGTCTCATGGTCACTATTTCCGACGAGTGGATGCCTTTGTTGAACGAGTGTCTTGCGATTGCCCTTGAATGCATTCAAGACGAGGAAACGTCAAACGCAATCAAATTTCTGATGAAGCATCTTGATGAACAGGAAATGAATTCAATGGGGATTGGGGCCGTTCGGTTTGTGAAGGGCGCTTACGACAGTACGGAATTGAATTGACTCCGAACCTATATCTCGCGCCGTCACAAGCAGCCTCGGAAATACGCTCAATCAGACCATCAACTTCCATCTTCCGGATGGCAACCTTGAATGGAGTTTCGGAAAAGAGTTTGTCTGTCATGGAGACAAGCTGAGCAACGCGGATTTGCGTCCAGGTTTTGTTGTCCAGGAGCTTTTCAAATGCAGCCCAAACAACAGCACCGGCGATTCCGTACTCTTTTGCGATATCTGTATTGATCGTAATTCTCATCACATGAACTCTCTGATTTTCTCAAAAAGCACCGAGTAAGGAAAGCAGATGCAAGAGGCGAGCTTGTATGCAAAAACGCTTGCTGCAATGAGTGCAAGCCAAGCGAATACACGAACAAATATCTGCCTGTTCTCAAGTCTGTATCTATCAATCGGATGCCGTAAATGTTGCGGATTGTATAAACCGGAAAGCCAAAAAAGGAAAGCACAAACAACAACAAGCGAGAGCATCCAGATCGTGTTTTGATAGATCTCTTCACGCAACAAAGACGATCCAAATTCTGATTCTGGATTGAGGATACCCATGTCAATGAGTTTCACGAATTGATTCTGCTTCGCCATAGGTTCCTCTTCTCAATGATTGTCAGAATTTGCTTTTGTTCTTGTTTGTTGAATCCATAGATAAAATTTTCAATACGGATACCAGAAGTTACAGAAGCGTGTTCGATCAAGTTTGCAAGCATAACGCAACGGCTATGCCAAACGCGGCGGTGTCTTGTTTGGGTTAAGTCTGAACACTGTCGTTTTTCCATGACTCTCTGCCTCTAGACTGCCAATCTTTATCAATCTCATACGCGCATAGTTGTGGACGCCATCAAGTCTTTTTCCATTCTTATCGAAAAGCCTTGTTACGGTTTTCATTGTTTTGCTTCTTGGTTTGTTCGGAAATGATCTTTCCTCACTTTGAACGAGATAACCACCTTCCAAGAGCGTCCTTAATACGTTTTGCACGCGACCTGATGTTACAAGCATCCAACAAAGCTCCCTGCCTGTCTCCCCGCATCCTGCTGCCGAGTTCTGTATTTCCATAATAATATCTCACGCCATCCGTGAATGAGACTGTGTAAACATCTCCACATTTTCCACTCACGGTTCCTTCACCATATTCTTTATCCAATACCTTCTGGCCAATTTTCATTTGAATCCTCAATTTTGATTTCGACCTTCTCTGGCGGTTCAAATTCGCAGAGCAAGAATTTGAGCATATCAGTACAGGCGTTCAATCCGCCAAAGGCGAAGACTTTGACATCATCGTTGACTTTGCGTTGGACAATATATCCGTTCACAACTGTCTTGATTGCTATTTCCATTTGAGTTCCCTCATACATTGTTGATAAGTGACCATGAGCGAATGGATGATTGTTGGTTGTGGTGCTTCCATGAGGATACGCATGGAGATTGTTCTCTCGCTTGTGTGGTGCGTTTCTTTATTGGTCACAACCAGCTTTGCCTCATGTGATCGAGCGTCCACGGTAATGTGTGGCGGGAACTGGGGGTCGATAGGTACGAACTTGAGGTTCTCCCGCCCCTTGTTCTCTGCCATAAGCACGAATTTCGTCATGTGACTTGGCTCCATAATAAGTGTTTTGAACCTTGGTGAACCCGTCCGAAGACTGTCTATTGTTCCATCTTTCGATACATTCATCAGCCAGGTCAGCTTCAGTTTCACGGTGAGACTTGAACACCCAGGGCCCCAAGGCATCGCACGACCGGCATCGTATCCGCATGGATGTGCCGATGTGGGAACAATCAAAACTCAGGCGTGTTGAGCCGCAAAAAGGGCATGACTTGGCATTGTTGAGCATAAACTTCTCCGTTTGGATGGATTTTGTTCCGTAAACGGATCGCGGATTGGATGCAAGCGAAAAAAGCAAGATTCTATAATCATTGAAGATAAAAAATAGTTCTTTAGTCTTTCTGTAAACTTCCGTTATAGGAAGTGCAGGAGGTGAATCAATGAAGAACTTCAAAGATATCGACGAAGCCAAGGAGTATTATCCAGAATCCCGTTATTTGATTCTCACTGACGAGGAGGCAAACGATGCGGTATTTGAATATATTGTTGAAAGCCTTTGGGCGTTTAAGTCAGAATTTCTTGCAAGTGAAACAGACCTTCCTGTTGAAGTCTTCAAAGCCCTTTCTGGACAATGTGAAGATGCAAATGAACCAATTAAAAAACTCGTTGAGAAAACGTGCGGTCTTCTGCCGTTGGTTGACGCGGCAATAAGTGCCGATGGGCGTGGACACTTCTTGTCAACGTATGACGGAGAAGAAACAGAGATCCAGATAGGTGATGAAGATTATTACGTTTACAGAACAAATTGAGGTGAGTTATGAACAAGATTGAAAACAAAGAGCATTTCATCGAGGCGCTGAACTTTGCACGAAAGAGCGAACCACAAACACGAAAGAGCTTTCTGCATTGCTTGAGGATTCTCAACAGAATGAAGCGAAATGCAAATGAAGTTCTTGAGATATATGCTGACTTTGTGAAACATAGTTTTATCTTTGTTCTCAAGAATAAAGACGGAAAATGTTCGCTTCATGGCGGAATGATTCTTCACGGATATGAAGAAACGCTTTCTGTTACATTATCTCCAATCAACCATCCTCAATGGAGGATTCATACATGAACAAGGCCGTGAAGCAGATAATCCTCAAGGCGTGCCCTAACCTTGAACGAGAGGTGAGCGAGGAGTTCGGTCGGCTTACGGAGTACGGCTACCCCGCCAAGATATTTCTCTTGGGGTACATCGACCGGAGTGAGGGGAGTGTCCCTGCGCCCGTGACCGAGAGGGCAAGGATGGCCGTTCGTAGCCTAGAGGATGGCTTCATGGCGCTCGTCAGGGTCGAGAGGCCGGAGATGGACATAGATGCAATCATGGTCGAGGAGGAGATGAAGCAAAGGGCCTCAAAGAAGGCCGCCAAGAGCATTTAGTGTATCTGGTAAGGTCATCATAGCCTGATTGATTTAGAGCCGCCTCAGAGCGGCTCTTTCTCGTTATTTGGCACAAGCAGCTTCGAGAGGGTCAAACAGTCCTTGAAAAAGAGGTCAAGGTACTTGTCCCACATGATTTCCATTTCGGCCTCGGAGTGCATCTTGGTGGTCATAATCCCAAGGTCCTGATGGTCATAGCCAAGGACGCAATGCCCAAGCTCATGGAAGACAAGTTCCCTGCGCTGGTACTCCTTCATGGTCATCCACATGGTTTCGTTCAAGAGGATGCCAAAATCCTTCACGCAATATCCAGCCGTACCTGAGTCGAGCCTTGCAAAGTAGATGCTCACCGGCGCGACGAGACACCCGCGCTCATTCGCCTCTTTATAGAACAGCTCTCTCTCTGCTTCAAAAGTGGGCGTCTTACAGGCGGCAATGACCGTGAACAAGAATGGGATGACTCGCTTCATGGGGACCCTCCGGCTGATGAGGATAGGTTAGCAGCCGATTTGCACTGATAAGCGTCAAAAAGGTGATGGATGGGTGGTTTTGATGGAATACTTAGTACAACTTAGTACGGTTATAGTACGGGGGTGTACTAAATACTGTTCTTACGGAGAGTAAGAAAACTATCAAACTTAGTACATATAGTGCACTTCTAAGAGAAATTTCTTATAAATAGAAAAAAAGCTCGCGAAGCGAGCATAATTAAGAAAGTCTAATAATATCAATATAGATATAGTATTATAGTATTATTATAGAGTAATTATATGTAATATAATAAAAATAACCGACCCTCAAAATCCTAAATTTTAGTGATTTTGCGGTCGGGTATATCCCCTGCCTAAATGTACTATGTTAGGTCTATGTGCTTATCTGGCTTGAATAACTACTTGGTACACCCCTGTTCTAAGTATGTACTAAGTTGTACTAAGTTTTTGGCGTAACCCGCCCAAACCAGAACCAAGTTGAGTATTTTGTATCATTGCTCTTTGTTTAGTGCAATCATCGTCGATGACGGCCCACGCTTTGTGTTCTGAATTTTGACGAGTCCAGACATGACCAAACCATCAAGAGCACGTTCAAGGACCTTGACCTCACAGTTTCTCAAACGCCTAGAAGTGTTTCTGAGAACCCCAAAGCCAACCCACCTTCCGTCCCTCGCGTTCCTTTGAAGCTGAAGGAGGATGACCTCCCCAATCTCCGCCTCAAGGCTTTGTCCAGCTTTATCCAAAACCCGTACCTCCATGTTGTTCACAATCCATTCGTGCCATCCCTTGGCCCACTCGATGTCGGATTGGGTGATTTTCGGTTCACGGGGATTCCTGGCCACCGCCAAGAGTGAACTCGTCCTCAGAATCTTCTCTGCCGCTCGGTTCCAAAGCGACGATGCCAAGTTGTTCTCTGAATCGTCACGGGCCTTCTTTTGATATTCCTTGAAGATGCGTTTCCAGTCTTGAACAGCCGTCCCCGCATAGATGACCGGCTTGGGTTCGAAGTAATGCACCTTGTCACGCCGCTTGCCGACCTTCTCGTTGTCTTTCGGAAGGACAAACGATTCGCTCTTTTCCGGCCTGCCGTCGATCATGTGCAGAGCTTCGTAGCACCAGTCATCAAGCTCGAACTTGCTTGTCTCATCGAAGTCATCATCACTCGCATAGTCTGATTGCACAATATCAAAGCGAGACAATATCCCGTCAGTGATGAAGTCGGCGCTGCGTCTGAGCAGATAATCGAACTTTTCCGTTGTGCCGCATCCGATGATACTCAGGAACGGCATCTTCACATCAGGCGTTTTATCCTGCTCTCGTTTGGTCGAGTATCCCGAAAGGATTTCACCAGACATACCCCAGATGCTCAGGATATCGCTTATGAGCTGTTGATCGACTTGGTTCTTGCTCTCAATCTTGTTCTGGAGAACGCGCAGGGCTTCATCCATGAACAACATCCGCGCATTGCAGTCAGCAAGTTCAAAGCGCAACGCCTGTGACGAGGATGGCATCCTCAACACGCGATGCTCGGCCACGCGCCTAATGATATCCATCGTGCGGTTTCCATAGTGCTCCTTGCCCGCCGATGCGCCTGCCATGAGGATGTAATAGCTGCCCACATATCCATGCTTCACGGGCGTGTAATAATTCCCCTGCGCAAGACCGCTCAATGCAGACAAGGTGCTTGCAATGGCGAACGAGGGGTGCTTGTGCATTGCGCTCTCAAGGATAGCGTTTGCAATGTTCTTGATAAGTGTTATGTCGGGTAATCCAACTGGACACTCCAGTGCTTGCTTCACTTCTGTTTTGATGAAATTCAGTGGCGTTGTATCCAATGGTGGTGTCCAGCTCCGTCTGTACGCGAGATGGAAAACAGTTTCGGGATTGACTCGATT